GTAGATTCTTTTACTTTGATGTAAAAGTCTGGGAAGTAACGATGCACTCTGCCATCAACTGGTGATCTGTAAGGCATGACTATCTCTTCACTGCCCCATTCAAGAATATTCTCATTCAAATCACAATAAACCATGAACTTCCGTTCCCATAAGGAACGATACACAATATTTGTAGGGTCTCCCTTATACTTTCTAGGATACGACGGTGAATATTTACCCTTATATGCCATCTAAATAATAATAACAGAATCATATTAGGTATTTAGAGTGGTAAGACCTCGCAGAATATCAGACTTCAAACCAACCTTCACCAATCTTGCACAGACTTCTCACTATCAGGTGTTCTTTGCTGGTCTCCCTCTCATGTTGAGACAGCATCTTAGAGTAAGAGGTCTTAATAGCAGGTTTGTTTCGGAGACCGCTGGATTGCTTTGTAATAGTGCTCTTCTTCCAGGAAGTAGACTTGCCACAGCAGATATAATTGGTAATCATGTCGGTGTGTCTGAAAAAATGGCACATACAAGATTGTTCACACAGATTCAACTTGAATTCTATGTAGATAATGAATATAAGACTTTGAAGTTCCTTGAGCACTGGATGGAGTTCATTGCTAATGGAGCAACATCAAGGGATAATCGTCAATCTAATAAAGATTATTATTTTAGAATGGAGTATCCTGATACTTACAAGTGTAATGAGACAAAAATTATTAAATTTGACAGAGACTATAATGAAGAGTTAGAATATAAATTTATTGGGTTGTTCCCTATTGATCTTACTTCAACTCCAGTTAAGTATGAGCAGTCTCAAGTATTGAAAGCAACTGCAACGTTTAGTTTTGATAGGTATCTCATGGGTAAATATGATAGTTTCTCTGTAGCAAGAGGTAGGGAAGGAAACAAGACTGGAAATGAAAAACCATATAGTGGTTTAGACAATTTCTTCCAAGAAAATAGGCAAAGTTTAATTGATGATGCGAATAAATCTGGATCTAGTTTCATGAACGCAGAAACTTTTATGAATAAATTTGGTGAAGGTGTAAGATCAGATGCTTTACCAAACTCAACTAGAGGATTGAGCTAATAAATAAAAATACTGAATAACATATTATGCCTTTACCAAGAATTTCTACCCCAACATATGAGTTGGTTTTGCCATCAACGGGGAAAAAAATTAAGTATAGACCTTTTCTAGTTCGTGAAGAGAAGGTTCTTATTGTTGCCATGGAAAGTGAGGATGAAACTCAGATTGCCACGGCAGTTAAAGACGTTATCAAAAACTGCATCATCACTCGTGGTGTCAAGGTTGATGACTTTGCGACCTTTGATATTGAATATGTCTTCCTAAACATTAGAGGTAAGTCGGTTGGAGAAGATGTTGAGGTTCTTGTGACTTGTCCTGATGATGGTGAGACGCAAGTTCCAACTGTCATTTCTCTTGATGATATTAAAGTTCATACCGATAAAAATCACAAGAAAGATATTGTTCTTGATGATGAACTAACTCTTAGAATGAAGTATCCATCCATGGGTGAGTTTGTTAAGACTAACTTTAGTGGAGAGGAAATTACCGTTGAGGGAACTTTTGATTTGATTGCTTCTTGTGTGGAGCAGGTCTTCAATGAGGAAGAGTCTTGGTCTGCATCAGACTGCACCAAAAAAGAAATGACTGAGTTTCTGGAGCAATTAAGTTCCAAACAATTCAAAGAGATTGAGAAGTTCTTTGAAACGATGCCTAAGTTGTCTCATACAGTTAAGGTCAAAAACCCAAACACTGGTGTTGATAATGAAATCCTTCTGGAGGGACTAAACGCTTTTTTCGCGTGAGTATGGCTCATGAAGACCTTGAGTCATACTTCAAAACAAATTTTGCTTTGATTCAGCATCATAAATACTCATTAACAGAGATTGAAAACATGATACCGTGGGAGAGAGAAGTCTATCTCACATTCTTACAGCAATACATTGAAGAAGAAAATCTCAAAGCACAACAATCTGGACTAAATGGCTGAGTTATCGTCGCCAATACTAGGAATGCAAGTTAGGAGGAATGTAATTCCTGCTAACGCTATAATGGGGCGTCCAGCACAACAGGCACCAGGACCTGATCCTCAGACTGCTCTAGCATTAAGAAGAAATCAAATAGCGATACAAAGTGTAAATAATAGTCTTGCTGGTGTTAGTAATCAAATTTCTGTTTTAAGCAATTCACTTAGAACAATATCAACCCAAATTCAACAATCAAGTGCGCTTGAGCAGGCGAAGCAAGTAGAAGAAAATAAGCAACAAAGAATATTAGCAGAGCAGAGGTTAAGAGAGGGGAAGGAAGGACTGTTAGAGAGAAAGATACAGACTGCACTTTCTAAACCTCTGCAGAAAGTTGGTGGTGCTGCTCAGAAATCTCTGTTTAATTTGGGAAGATTTTTTCAGATATTATTACTTGGTACTCTTGGTAATCGTATTCTCAGAGTTGTTGGTGATTTATCTTCTGAAGGTAAGTTAAGTCTTGGTAATTTATTTGAAAAGATAAAAACAGATTTGGCGATTGCTGGTGCAATATTTGTTGGTTTAAATGGTGGGTTTATATTAGCACTTAGAACATTAACTGGACTTACCGCAAGGTTGGGTGGTTTTGCACTAAGAAACTTGTTGCTTAGACCAATCAATCTTGTATTTTCCCTCGCTGCTGGTGCTTTATCTAGTTTAGCACAGAAACTAAGGGGAATTCCACCAGTTCCAGCACCACCACCAAAACCACCAAAAACTCCTACAGGTGGTCCCACAGGTGGACCTGCAGGTGGTAATACTACCACTGGAGGGTTAAGAGGGGCTCTTGGTAATCTTGGTAGAGGCACAAGAAATATTGCAATATTGAATGCATTATTGGGGCAAAATTTTGATCAGAGTATAGTCTCTGGTTTAGGTGGTGCTTTGGGGTTTACTTTGATGGCCCCGATACCAATACCGGGTGCTAGAATTGCGGGTGGTATGCTTGGCAGTTCGTTTTTTGGTGATATGTATTCAAGATCGGGTATCAGTATACCTTTTCTGAATCAAAATTTAAATGATCTTGGTATTCCAGACCTCGGTGACGGTGCTAGATTTTTATTTGAACGATTGACAAAGAGTGAAGCGGATTTGCAGGCAGATCAGCAAAAGGCAAATACACTTGTAATTAATGGATCTAATAATGGTGGAGGTGTCACCGAAGTTCCATCTTCTGGTGGTTCTGGCACTGGAAACACCTTAATTAACGTTTCCAGTGGGAATGGTGATAATCCATACATGCTGCATTCTCTCATTCAATATAACATCGGAGGTATGGGTATCTGATGTCATTCGCTAATAATTCTAGAAGAAATTTAAGTGGAATACAGAAGTCATTGAGTAGACTTCAAGATTCAGTTCTCGGTACAAGAAAATCTGCTGAAAGCATATCTAAATCTCTCAGAGAAAGTAATATTCAAAAAAGGAAAGGTATTGCTGACAGTGCTAAATTTTTCCAGATGAGAAGAGAGTCTGTCAGAAGAAGAGAACGAGAGGATCTTGTAGAGGCATCAACTTCAAGAGGAGTTGCTAGAAGTAGAACTACGGCAGGTGTTATGAGGAGCACCAAAGGTTTCTTTGGTAGGATTATGGACTACCTTGGAAACATCTTGATTGGTTGGGCGGTTGTCAATCTTCCTAGGATCACCAAGTTTTCTGAGGATTTGACTAAAAGACTTCAAAAGTACAAAGGTATTCTTGATGAATTTTTTAGTGGAACTATATCTCTGTTCACAAACTTTGGAACTGGATTGGGTGAGGTTCTTACTAGCATATCAAATTTTGATTTTGTGGCTATGAAAGAGTCTTTGAATATAACAATTGGCAAAATGAATGAATCTCTTTCAAAGATGAGAATATCTCTGGAACAAGGAATATCAATGTTGAGTCAAGATACTCAAACTATGCTTGAAAGAATGGGATTCAAGATTTCAGATTTCCAATTGCCAGGTTCTGAAGAGAAAGAGCAAGAGCAGCAACTTTCATCTTTTAGAGAGGATTCTGAAGAAAACGCTCAACTACAAGAAGAATTTAAGCAGAGTCAGATTCAACCTATCACTGGTGAATTAACTAATATTGTTCCATTGGAAAATCTGATGGCAAACAATTCTGGTGAAGGACCTGTTGGTAGAACCACTGGATATGGATTTTCAGAATATCATGGAAGACATCATGCAGGAATTGATATTGGAACTTCAGGACAAAAAGGTTTCTTTGTTTCTATTGGATTAGTAGGAACAGTTTCGTTTGTTGGTAATTTGCAAGGATATGGAAAAACAGTTATTATTAATTCTGGTGATTTAGACTTCTTATTTGCTCATCTTGCAAGTTTTAATGTCAAGCGAGGAGAAAAATATGACGGACAAATAATTGGTGAAATTGGTGATACTGGAATGGGAACTGGTATTCATTTACAGTTTGAGGTTAGAAAAAAAGGTGGTGCTGCTGGTAGCGATGTTGATCCAAACCCTTACGTTCAGTATTTGAAAATTGGTAAGTTGCCACCCAAGACTACTAACATTGATAGTAAAATTGACATACCAAATCTTGAGACTGAATCACAAACAGAGACTCAGACTAATGAAAATGAAAATCCAAATCCATTAGATAATATATTTAATTTATTCGGAATTCAATCCTCTAGAAATACTACTAGAGCAAAAACGATAGCACAGTCACCGAAAACTGGAGGTAGTAGTACTGTTATTATCAACAGTGGAAATGCAAATCCTCCAGAACCACCACCACAAAATAATGATAGTGGGGGAGGAATAATTCCCTTTCAGACTGCTAGTGTAAATAGTACAGCAAGACTTTTTGAATTGCAACAACTCACTAAATTAGGATAATGTCGGGAAAAGCACAGGATAGTTCAAATTTCAAGGTATTCACAATTGAATCTTCCTTCAATCCTGAGAAGACGGTAGATATCAGACTGGGTGTAATTAGTTTCAACTATTATGAGGATTTATTTTCTCCAACTATAACTGCAAAACTTATTATAGTTGATGGTGGTAATGTTGTTGTATCCGATAAAAGTCCAGATGGTAAAAAGGAATCACTATATAGTGGTTTGCCACTCAGAGGCGGTGAAAGAATAGGTATAAAAATTGAACCTTTCGGTAAACCACCTGGAAGTGACGGCAATCCTCCACTTGATTTTAATACTGGAACCACATTTTTTTATGTTTCAAAAATATCCTCTGTGATGAAAGAAGGTCAAAGAGAAGTAATTGTCCTTGATTTAACATCCAGAGAATCTATTACCAATGAAGTTGTAAGGGTCTTCAAAAAATATCCAAGGAATCTTACTATTGATCTTTCTGTCAAAAAAATTGTAGAAGAGAAACTTTCATCGGAATTAGTTGAATCTGATCAAACATCAAATCAATATGGTTTCATGGGTAACATGAAAAAACCATTCAATATTTTAGTTTGGTTAGCATCAAAAGCAATAGATATTAATAAAGAGGCAGGATTTTTCTTCTATCAAACACAGAAAGGATTTAAATTTAGATCAGTGTCTTCTTTGATAGAAGATGGCAAAAATTCTCCAAAGTCTGAATATACTTTTAAATCTGTAGGACCGACTCCCATTGAATATTCGGATGATATTATATTGTCGTATACGATTTCCCTTAATCATGATTTGATATCAAAATTAAAAAGAGGTATGTATTCCTCGTTCTTTGCTGAGTTTGATCCCTCTACAGGAAACTTTTCTGGAGTAGAGCAAGGAAAATATAGTATTCAAAATTTTGAACCTAGGACTAAACTTGGTGAAGATTTTGAAATTCCAAGAATTTTGGGTGCACCAGAACTCACCGACTTACCTAGTAGAATAATATCCATGGTTGGTGATGTTGGAACTTTAGAAAAAGAAGCTTATGTACCTCAAAATGGTTCAAATTTGCCTGCTAAAAATGCGAGCGGGTTTGATAATCAGCGTCAGTCAATTATGAGATATAATTTGTTATTCATGCAGACTTTAAATATTCAGGTGCCTTGCAATACAAACTTGGAAGTTGGTCATGTAATTAAGTGCAACTTCCCTAAAACATCATCTGAAAGTAAAGAGAATGACCCTGAGTTAAGTGGTCTATATATGATTAAAGAGTTGTGTCATCATTTCAATGTTGACCAATCTATTACATCAATGAAGTTAATAAGAGACACACACGGAATACCTAAAACCTAATGGACGATTTTTCTTTCAACACTAATTTTTTAGGCAGGGATGGTTTTACCTGGTGGATAGGTCAAATCGCACCATACGCTGCCACAGAAACTCAAGATGGTGAGAATGGTTGGGGATGTAGATATAAGGTTCGTATTATGGGTTATCACCCATATACTGATCAACTTGCAGATGAAGATCTCCCGTGGGCAATAGTTATGCGTCCACCTGGAACTGGAACTGGTTCTGGTGGTATGTCCAAAACTATTCATTACAATCAAGGTGATACTGTCATAGGTTTCTTCCTTGATGGTGATAATGCTCAGCAACCTATAATTATGGGTGCCCTGGGCAATTCTAAGTACGCGGCAAAAAATGGTGAAGTTGTTCCCTTTGGAAATTTCACTGGATATAATGAAGTGATGGAACCACCTTCGGCAAAGGTGAGAACGCAATCAGAATCGTCAGATATTCAAGAACAACCATCTCCACAAACAAATACTCCAGAAAGGACTGTAAATTCCGATAATCCTGCAAGAGTTTCGTCTGCTGATGGAATTACAATTACAAACCCTTGTGGAGGTAATGATAGTCCTAAAGATGCTAAGGGTAGTCAACAACTTGCAGACATAAGAAACGCTGTTGAGCAATTTAGTGACTCTGTTAAGAGAATAAAAGCAGATTTTGAAGAAGGATCTGAATTTGTAAAAGATTGGATTAAGCAAGAAATTAAAGTTAGAACAGGACAAATAGTTGGTCTATCATCTGGTTTTGTTAATGGAATGGTTGCTGACTTTGCTGAGCAGGTAATTCCTTTGATGAAGAAGGGACTTGAGATGCTTTATCAAAAAGTATTTGGTTTAGTGCTGGCAGCAACCGGATTGTATCCTGTCGCCAGGGCAGCAGGTCTTGCCGCACAACAAGTTATGGCAATTCCAATCAAATTTCTGCAAGATCAATTACCTTGTATTGTTAATTCAATCCTAGGTAAGATTGGAGATACTGTAGAGAGTGTTCTTAATTCAATTGTTGACAACGTTGATAATTTTGTTCAGTGTGTATCGGATCAAACGGTAGGAGTTCTTGTTAATGATGTTATTGGTCAGGCAGCAGATGGATTAAGTAGTGCCCTTGGTGGTCTTGACAAGATTATGCAGTTTATCAATGCTTTTAGTAGTCCAGGAGCATTTGTTGAGAACTTGATGAGAAACACTATTGGTGGTCTTCTGGGTCTGATTGGTGTTGCTGGTTGTAATGATCAAAAAGAGAAAGATGCAATGGGTCCATGTAAATCTATTTTGGGTGTTGGACCAGCATTCAATGAGCCAACTGATTTAAGGGGAATTATTGATAATGCAAATATTGCCAAGGTAGCTACAAACGTTGCTAATGTTGCAGGACTTGATCTTGAAGGTGTTCAAGATGTTGCTGAAGGTGTTAGGGGTGTGGTTGGTGCCTTTGATATATTTAATCCAGACTCTAAGAAACCAGGATTTGCCAGTGATATAGGTGGATGTTATACTGGTCCACCACAAATCTGTAGACCACCAATTATTAGAATATTTGGTGGTGGAGGAGATGGTGCTGCTGCCGTTCCACTCTTTGGTTTCCCAGACTTTGAGACTGGAACAGCAAGTATTATTGATGTTCAAATAACAAATCCCGGAAATGGATACACGTATCCACCATTTGTTCAAATTGTTGATAGTTGTAATCAAGGATATGGTGCTATTGCTAGAGCAACAGTAAAAGATGGTAGAGTAGATAAAATTTATATGTCTTCTATCGGTGAAAATTATCCTGTTGAAGAGGTATTCCCATTAACTGTGGGTAGGGTTGATATCCTTAATCCAGGCTCTGGTTATGAAGATGGTGATATTGTATCTGATAATCTAGGAAATGTATACAGTGCAAATATTGTTAATGGATTAATTACTAAAGTTATTCCTAGAAGTGCCGTAGAAACAACTGAACTACCAATAATTACTGTTACCAGCGTAAATGGTAGTGGTGCTATTCTCATTCCCAAACTTGGACTGAGAGGATTGGGAGGACCAGTTGAGGAGGTTATTGATTGTATTGGTGTTGATAATATTGTTGGATATGTTGATAATCAACCATATAGGGGTCCAACTCATATTCATGAGGGAAGACTAATGACTGGCGCAACGCATTCGGAGAGATCACAATATATCACTGAAGAGCGTAAACAAATTGTTGGATATGTGAATGGTATTCCTTATACTGGACCATCCCATATTTCTGGAGGAGGATCCGGCGGCGGAGGCGGAAGACTGATGACAGGATTAGCACCTTCTCCAAATTCCCAAGTCATTTACGAAAGTAAGTCTGAAAGTGAGAGGTTATCAGGAGTCGCACCAGATAATAATTTCAAACCAGTATACAAAGGTGATCAAGTTGGATATGTTGATGGCGAACCTTATGAAGGTGAATTCCACGTTGATCAAACAACTGGTAAGAAGATGACAGGAGAACCAGATTCAGAGGATAGCAAAGTTATTGATGATGATCAAGTTGGATTTGTAAATGGTGAACCTTTCTATGGAGATTTCCATTATCACAATGGATATCCAATGACAGGTGAATATCATAGTGGTAGTGGTGAATATATTCACAGAACAAGTTCAAGTAGTATTAATAATCAATATCCAGAAAAAAATTGGGTTTATTATCCACCAGAATACTATAGACGATACACATATAAACGTAAGCCAACACAATATATTCAACCTGGAGCATTACAAAGAACACCGGGACGTTATAGACCTCCCACAAATCCTCCAATATTTCAAACTTACTCGTTTGAAGGCATCAGTGGAAACTTCCTTGGTGCTACACCGCAGTTTGTGCCTGGTAGTGGATATGATCCACTCCCCTACGATGATATGCTACCTGATGGAAATGATCTTCAAGGACCTTCTGATTACGGAAGCGGGTTACCTGAGGGTATCACATGTGGTTTATCGGCATGTATTGACGCAAACGGAAATATTGTTGATTTTAATGATACCAATTATGACCTTGGTCCCGACCCTGGCGCAGATGACCTTGATCTTGATGGAAGTGGCGGCGGCGGTGGCGGCGACGATGATGATTATCTGGGATTAAACTTCTATGATGACGGAGGTAATTTTGATCTTAA